TCTCCTTGCGCGTTCCATCGGAACACAAACTATTCTGTCGTTATGCTTTGGTCTTACCCAAGCCATTGTGTCTGCTTGATGCCCCATATCATTAAACATTTTTGTATAGAGTTCCTTCAATACCCCGTCTCCTCGCGCCACCGCAGCATCAACAAAGCAAAGCCTTCCGCCTGTGTCCCTGTAGTCAGTCTTGCAGTCCTCTTCATTGTCTACAAACCGAAGTAAAACCGCCCCTGCAATTCTGCCGTCCCGAACTACTGTCCAGTACCTCTTTTTGACGATGAACCACTGCACCCATTTCAACATGAGTGCCTTATCCCACTTACGGCAATGACCAAGATGCCTATGGCAGAAGAGTCCCACCGTTAATGTCATTATATCCAAGGTAGTCATCGTTGTGGGTCAATAGGTTGGCCAAAGGCACTTGTCTGAACTGATTGCAGGGCAAGCCTTCCTCCGTCTGCCTGAATCTTAAACTGCAACTGATTAAATCTACCTTTTGAAATAAGATTGTAACCTTTCCGGATGAGTCCTGTATTTGAGGGAAGCGTTACGCTTGTTGCCAGTGTTTGTGCGGAGTCCGATAAATCCTTGTAGTAGTAAAGATTGCCCGTGACATCGGTTGAGTGATTGTTTTCCAGATTAAACTGGACAGAATAACCAATTTTATCACCCCAAGTCTCTCCGTACCGATAAGCCCTTGTGATAATGTAGCTCTCGTAATCCTCTCCAGCATCCTTGTAGTCTGCGGCAGTAGTGCTTGCTTCGGCAACGGAATCTCCCCAAGTAAAGAAGTAACCCTGCTGATCTCCCCAGTTCATCTTCAGTTTGCCCTCAAACGCACTGATAACAAATGTTCTTGGTTCCCATCCTGTCCAGAATCCGCACCATGCTTCAGCTTGCTTGTTGTAAACGAAAACAGTGTCAGGCGTGGTGGCTGAATCAAGAGGAGCAGCGAGGAAGTACCTGTTCCTCCAGTAGACAGAGCAACAGGTTCCAAGGGCATCCTTGTTTATCCTCTCCATATACTCGTCTATGGGTGTGCTTATAGGCTGGGAAACATCAGTCCTTGTGCCAGCCTGAATGGTCTGTATCGACTGCACGCCCTGTCTGGTTAGGAAAAACACATCAGCACCAACCTGCTGAACAGTCTTATCAGCCACACAACCCGTCCGGTTATTGATAAGTTTAATCTCCCACTCAAAAGGTTCTTTCAGCGGGTCAGTGTTAACAGAGTAAATGCTCCTCTCTTTGAATACTAAAAGAGTGTTCTCCTGCCACGGCATCATCGCCGTGATCGGATCACCGTCATCACCCACAACAATCTGGTTAGCTGCCAAGTCCCACGATTCCCCGTCTATAACATCAGAGATATAGATTAGATCAACCGGAACACTTGAGTCTGCACTCGTAGCAAATAGCCTGTTCTTTTGGCTAACTAACAGTTTGGGCTTCAGGGGAGTTTGAGTAATACGCACCGTTCCTGTTGCCTGTGTTCCGCCTGAAGGCGGGGCAGCGAAAGTCATAGTGGGAGGGGTTGTTGCAGAGTACCCGCTTCCGGCATTTGTGACTGTAACACTTGCAACCTTACCTCCGAACCCAAGGTTGGCCGTTGCCGCAGCACTGCCGCTTGAGAATGTGACAGTCGGAGCCGAGGTGTACCCTGCTCCTTGAGCCACGATCTCAATATCTGTCACTTTACCAGCAACAATAGCTTGGTCTGCTAACGATGAGTCAACGTAACGCAAGGCAGCATTCTCATCAGTGAAATACATCCTGCTACCCATTTGAGCAAACCTGACACTGCTTCCGGTGTAGGTTGCTCCCGTAATCGCAAGAAGTGCTCCGCTTTCAGAGATAGCTTTAAGGTATCCAGCACCGTCAGCCACTATGACATACTCATTCGGGCCTGTGTCAAAGTAAGCGCATGACACTACGGGGGCATCAAGCCCTTCCCACAAGGAATCCTCCGACTCCCAGTTTGCATTTACGTCCTCCCAAACCAGATAAGCTATTTGAAGCAACCCACCCCGTCTGGTGGCCGCATTTCCGAACGGATCAATGTCTATATTCTTCCCAATGTCATAGGAATTGAGAGGCATTAAGTTATCACGCGAAGCACTGAACTGCCCTCCCGAAAAGCTGTCGTTCCCGTCGAGAATCAACGGGTCATCCAGCACGTTATTGGATAGAACAGGCATTAGTTAACAAAGTCACTGGTTTGCCAGTGGTTCGGTACGTCAGGGATGATTCGGTTCACCTTCGCTGGCTGAACATTGTCCAAGTCCCTGCAAATCTGCATTAATGTGGTTGCTTCAGTAAATTTAGCCTGTGCTTTCTGGAACTGCATCGCCCTTTCAAGCATATCCCCCTCGGCATAAGCCAGAAGCACATTGTCTGACCCTAATATCACCGGAGAATCCGAATCACCAAGCTCGGTGAACTTCAATTTGCCCAATGCGTACAGTGTTCCCGCGTTCTTGGGCGTGGGGAGGGGTTTAATACGGCAATACCCGCTTGCGTCAGGGGGCAGGGGAGTGAAATTGGTTGGGTTAGCCCTGCGCGAACTGGTGTTCTCCCAAATGTTAGGGTCTAACTGGAAGAATTGCATCCAGTTGGAACCGACAACCTCCGCTCCGTCCTCTTTCCCTGTCTCGGTGAACTTCGTAGCCACCACAAACTGCAATCTGGGGGCCGTAGAAGCCACCGTTGAGCTTGTCGGATAATAGAAGATAGTGGGATCACCCGATAAGGTAAGGGTTTCGTCCTCTGCTGCCACTGTCTTGGTTACAACCCCCAATGAGTTAGTCCATAACCCTGAATCCCATAGCATCCGGTAGCGGTTATTAATGAACTTCTTGCAGGTGGTCACCGAGGCAGAATCGGTATCACTTAATTTAGTCGTAACTTGATCTGCTAGTTCTGTTAAAGTCATTTTCCTGCCTCTATCTGTTGTTCAAGTTGATTAATGTATTTCCCAAGCTGTCTAATAAATTCCGCTCCTTCATCTGTCTCCACCGCATTCTCAAGCCCCACCGGATTCCTCTCCGCTATCTCTTGAAACCCGTTCAGCTTCACGCTCAAGCAGCCGCTTGTAGCGAGCAGCATCAATAAGGTCATCAACAGCTTTGTCTTTCTCATCTTTTCTTTGTTGCGCCATTTGCGCCCGTGCCACAATCCCCAAGGACTCAACCGCATCCACCAATCTTGGCAACGCGGCCAAGCCCTTGAGTGCGGCTAATATCATTTTTTCTTCCCTGCCGAGGCGTACTCCTTCATCGCGTCTACTATGCCTTGACCTCCGATATAGGCAGGTACGATAATGATTACAGCCCCAACAACTTGCTCTGTCAGTTCCGGTGACAGGTTCAGCCATTCGGTTGCGGCTACAGTTAAGAGGCCACCCAAGGCCATCCACAATTTCCTGCTCTTTAGTTTTTCCTTCATTCTTCTTTTAGTAGTTTAACAATTTTAACCGCTGTCCACACACAAGTGAGGAACAGCATTAGTATCTTTAGAGCCAATTCAAGGTCGGACAATGAGACAGTGGCAAGCACGCCTCCGTTTACCCCGAACACTTTTAGCCATTCTAAATCATTTATCATCACTCCACCCGAAGTATCCTATTATTCAGCAGGAGCCTCGCCAGCTTGCTGCCAAGGAAACTTGGCTGGCAATGGACGGGCCTTTGCTGCTTCAATTTGTTTATCCAACGCATCTTTCCAGCCACCTTCCTCGGCAACACTGTTCGCCTTGTCGATTGCCCAAGATTCTGGGAGATCATCAAAAGGAATGAAGTTGTCAGGGTCGAGTGGGCAGTTGATTGCGCTGTCCATGTATGAACTGTAACCATCATCGGATTGGGCGGTTAAACCCGCAACGAGGGTGATTACTACTTTTTGTTCGGAACCGTTTACTTCCTCCGTTTTTACGAGAGGTTCCAGTCGGCTCCAGTTGTATGTGTTAGGCATAGTATTTATTTGTTTTGTTTAGATTAAGCGAACACTGACGCATTTCCGTAAACGTCACTCGCGTTAGTTCCGTAGGCAGTTAAATCAACCATAAAGTTAGTATACATAGCGTTAATCATATCATCCCCTATTGCATCAACCATCGCCATCGCAGTATCCGGTTCGTAAACTTGATTGTTGTTCCAGTTAACTGTTAGTGAGCTAAATGATGAAACACTGCTAAAATCAACGTGCAGCTTAACTGTCTTACCCGCTGCCATATTGCTTACATTAATTGTAATATCCGCATTATCCGTATGGCATACGAGGTTCTGAATATTGCTCGCATCCATATCCACCGTGTAAGTGATTGTAGCCGATGCACTCGGCGTGATGGTCGTAACAGGGTGGGAGACTTGACCGCTGGAGCCGATTCGCATCTTTTCGGTTGTCGAGCCTCCGGTTGTCGTGGTGCCGAAAAGTAAATCTTGACCACTTGCCCACATATGCTGGCAAGAGTTATCATCACGGTTCAGAATCCATCCGAGGGTGTCTGTCCCGTTTGCCTTCTTCCAATACTGAATGCAGTAATCATTATACAGATCGAGGTCATCTCTTACTACTGCCTTCCCATTAACGTCCAATTTATAGCCAGACGCTGGAGACGCAGTACCTATGCCGACGTCGCCAGAAGCATCAATTCGCATCCGTTCATATTCAGTATTGGCAACATACGTTGAGAAGGTTAGCTCACCGTCTACGCTGCTGGAGCCAACTGCCCCAATTACGCCTCGTATGTTTGAGGCAAAACGAGTTCCTCCCGAAGTGTCACTGCAAGTAAAAGCTATTTGTCCAATTTCATCGGCAGCAGCAGGAGATGCAGTAGTTTTCTGAATCCGAATTTCAGCACTTGAAGCATCATCATTATCATTCTCTATCTTAACTTCCGGTTCTGTGGAACTAGAACTTTTAAGGTGTAGGAGGGATGTGGGGATGTCAATGCCTATGCCGACGAAGCCTGACGAGTCGATAACAAGTCTGTCGTTGGTTCCAAGTGTTGAATTATCGGCAATCTTGAAATACCCATCGGTTCTGTCTGTCCCGATTGCCCAATCATTGCTCACACCGGAGACAGTGGTCATACGCATATACGCATCGCCCCCATCAGCGTAAGCGTAGAAGCGTGCATCACCAGCAGATGATTGGTTTAGGATTGTTGGGGCCGCATCGACTACTTGTAGCTTTTGAGACGGAGTGCAGCCTATGCCGACGTTGCCCGCCGAGTCGATTCGCATCCGTTCGGCTCCGCTGCCATTGGCTACTGTGCCGAAGACTAAATCACCGTCCTGCGCGCCGTCAGAAACATCCTTCGCTTCGCATTCAATG